TGAAGCGTAATTAGTACAATAGGGGCTTCGGCCCCTATCTTTTGAGGACAGTATGGGAACAATTCTGGCTTCGACCATTATCAGTAAAGCGGCAGTTCAGCTAACCGATCTTGGCAATGATCGATGGACACGTCCCGAACTGTTGGGGTGGCTTAATGACGCCCAGCGGCAGATTGTTGTGTTATCGCCGCAAACAAACAATAAAGTCGAGGTAGTTCAGCTTGATGCTGGCACTCGGCAGCAGATTCCTGCAAACGGTTGGCGCTTCCTTAATGCCATTCGCTACATGGGGACAGACGGTACCAAGCCGGGTCGAGCTATTCGCTTAGTTTCCCAAGAGCTTTTGGATGCTTCGGACCCAAATTGGCATGGCGCTAAACAGGAAGACACGCCTAAGAACTTCTTGTTCAATGAGCAAGAACAAGACATTTTTTACGTCTACCCTCCAAATACCGGCCGTGGATATGTTCAGATTAACTACGCGCCCGTACCAGTAGATATTACGAACGAAGCTTCGCCGATCAGCGTAAATGACATTTACCAGACGGCCATTCTTGATTACATTTTGTATCGCGCTTGCAGCAAAGACGCTGAATACGCTCCAGGTCTTCAGTTGGCTTCTGGCTATCTATCGATGTTTATGAGTGTGTTCCCGAGCCGGGAGAAGACTGACACTACGAACAGCCCGAACCAAAAGCTACAGCAGCGCAACCCAGCCAACCCGGGAGGTGAGTCGTGAGCATAACCTATGGCCTTCCGACTGATTTCGAGGAGTTTCTCCCCGATGTTCTGCCATACGTACCTAACGCCCCCGAATTCGCAGCAATTAGCGCAGTTCGGGACGCCTGTATTGAGTTTTGCCAAAAGACTTGGCGCTGGCAAGTAGACCTAAAAGTGATGCCTTTATCGGCCGAAAAGAATAAGTACAACTTATCGGCTCCACCTGATACTCGGATCGTTGGTATTGTTTCGGCCTATTACAAAGATGTCCTTCTGATCCCAAAAGGTCAGGATGAGCTGGCGCGGCTATTTCGCGCTACAAACTGGCAGACACTCGAAGGTGAGCCACGTTACTACACGCAGCGCACCAAAGGCCAAATTCAGGTAGTGCCCATCCCAACAATGAATGACGCTGACGGCCTGTATGTCCGGGTGGCGCTTGCCCCCACGCGGGATTCTACGAGTGTTGAATCCGAGATTTACGAGCTGTATTCCGATGCCATCGCTCACGGGGCTCGAGCAATCCTTTACAAAACCCCAGGACAGCCTTATTTTGACCGCGCGAGTGCTAAAGATGTCTCGGCAGACTTCCGCCAGGCTATTTCTGAGGCTAAAATCGAAGTGAACAAGGGTCTGACGCGCACTTCTAACCGTGTCGAATATCAGAGGATCTTATGAGTAGCGTCATCAAATTAGTCCAAGGGGATACCCGACCAGCCTTAGTCTGCACAATTACGGATGACAATACTGGCTCGCCTATTGATTTGACCGGTTGCACCTGCCGCTTGAAATTTCGTGAGCAAGACTCAACAACCCTCAAGGCAACGCTAACTGGCACTTTGACCGACCCGGTTGATGGTGTGGTCGAGTTCTACTGGGCATCTGTCCCTACTTCCCTGGATGGTTCTGAAGGCAATTATCAAGGTGAGATTGAGATCATCTTTCCTGACGGCCAGATACAGACAGTCTTCGATGTCTTAAATTTCTACCTGCGCGAGGACTTCTAATGACCATCGGCGCAAAAGCCAGCACTAGTTACAGAAAGCTTCGCTTAGGTGTTCAGGTTGTTGACGCCCGGGCCGAAGTTTCTTATGTGCTGCCTGTCGCCTTAATTCAGTACGTTGCGCTGAAAGTCTCCGCTTCTCTTGACCCCGTTGGCCGCAACCCGTTTATCCTTGATGGTTTTGCCGTAGTTGACTCCGTATCGATTGAGGCGCTCAAGAATTTCTTTGACCAAGCTAGTGTCTCAGATGAGATACGGTCTTTGGTTGGTAAAAACTTGGCAGATTCAGTCAATATGTCTGACTCGGTCAGCCTGCTTCTTACTTTTATTCGTGAGTTTGCGGATTCAGTTGGAACTTCTGATTCTCAGGTTATTGATTTTGCTAAGAATCTAGGCGACTCAGTTGTTCCAACAGACACACTTTCATTTTTCACCGAGAAACTGATCTCTGACGGTGTAGCTATTAATGACATGGCTGACATCGATGACGGGTTTACCTTTCAGTTTGAGGCTTACTTCACAAACCTTGCGTTTGTAAACGACTCTTTAATTAGGGTAGACACTTTTAAAAATTTCTTTGATACTGCGAGTGTTGAAGATACTGGCTCGCTCATTTGTCAGGATTACTGCGACATTACTTATTTCGCAGAAGACTATGTCGGGCAATCACGGACGTTTACATAGGAGTTAAAAATGCTTCAAGAGATGATTAAGGTAACAGGTAAGCTGAATATCCAGCTTTTCGATAAGAACGGTGCCCTGAAAGACAACCGTGATGTTGAGAACTTGGTTGTTGCCGTCGGTAAAGAGTTCATCGCTGCTCGCATGGTTGGTACCCCGACCGAGATGAGCCATATGGCTGTTGGTGCCGATAACACGGCTGCGGCCGCAGGCAATACGGCACTTGGCTCTGAGCTGGCCCGGGTAGCCTTGACTTCGGATACGGTTGCTGGTGCTGTTGTAACTTATGTTGCAACGTTTGGCCCCGGTGTTGGAACTGGCGCGATTGTTGAAGCTGGTATCTTTAATGCCGCTTCTTCTGGCACGATGCTTTGCCGTACGGTCTTCTCAGTTGTCAATAAGGGCGCAGACGACGCCATGACGATTACTTGGCAGATCACCGTCTCGTAAAGGTAAGCCATGTCCAGCATAACGCTCCGGCTAGTTAAAGGCTCACCCCTGACAAATGCAGAGGTGGACGCCAACTTTAGCAATCTGAATACGGATAAGTACCAAGCCGGGGATAGTCCTGACTTCGTTGATACCCTGACAGATAAGCTAAGTCTTGATACTGCGGCGACGCCCGGTGTCTTAACAGCCGGTGAAATGGCTTGGAACGTTGACGAAGGTACGGCTGACCTAGGGTTGAACGGTGGTGATGTAATCCTTCAAATCGGCCAAGAGACGCATTACAGGGTAGTTAATAAGACTGGCTCTACAATCACTAACGGCGCCCTTTGTATGTATGATGGCACCATCGGTGCCTCTGGCCAGATTCGAGTAAAGCCTTGGATCGGCGGCAGCGACCCGTTACTTATTATGGGTATTGCCACGGCTGATATTTTGAATGACGCCCGTGGGTATGTGACTACATTCGGTAAAATCCGTGGGATTAATACAACCGGAATCCCGTATGGGGAAACTTGGCTAGATGGCGATACTCTCTACGCTGGCCCTAGTGGTGGGTTGACTAAGGTTCGCCCTGCTGCCCCCAACACCAAATCAGTTATTGCAGCGGTTGTTAAAGCCCACGCAACTGTTGGTGAGTTGCTAGTTCGCGTAACGTTGTCTTCAAGCATTGAGAATGACGATGAGGTTGAGCTGACCTCGATTACTGACAAAGACGTACTACAGTGGAACGCAACGAACAGCCGGTTTGAGAACAAGTCTTTTGCCGCCGCTGGTTTGCAAGCAACGTTAGTTTCTGGCGATAACATTAAGACGGTTAACGGTAATTCTCTTGTTGGCTCTGGTGGTATTTCTGTAGGTACAGTCACTTCAGTCTCAGGTACAGGCAGCTACGGCGGTTTGACGCTATCCGGCACGGTGACCGAGTCAGGGTCTTTGACTTTTGGCGGAACCCCCACTGGTACATGGCCTATTGATATTTCAGGCAATGCTGCAACTGCAACAAGCGCTACAAGTGCAACAATCGCAACGAATTTGGCCGGTGGTGCGACAGGTTCGGTTCCGTATCAATCGGCAGCAGGTACAACGACCTTCCTTGCGGCTGGTACAAATGGTCAGATTCTTACACTTGCTTCTGGTGTTCCGACTTGGGCTGCGGCTCCGGCAACTGGAATCACCATTACCGACGATACCAGCACAAACGCCACCCGTTACCTAACCTTTACAAGCGCAACCACAGGGACAATTACTGGCGAAAACGTATCGTCCACTAAATTGCAGTTTAATCCATCTACCGGTGTTTTGACTTCAACATCGTTTAGTGGTGCCGGAACCGGACTTACTGGAACTGCATCAAGTCTTTCTATTGGTGGAAATGCGGCAACTGCCACAAGCGCAATTACCGCAACTAATCTTGCAAATGGGCTAGCTAATCAAATTGCCTATCAAACAGGAGCAAGCGCAACATCTTTTATAACTGCGCCAACAAATTCAAATACATATCTTTCATGGAATGGCTCGGCTTTTGCATGGTCATCTGTAACAACTGGTGCGTTAGTAACTGCTTTAGGTCTTGGGACGTTTACAAAAGCCGACCCCACAATTGTTGCGTGGACAAAGACAGGAAACTTTACTGTTTCAACTGCAACTACTTTGTACATTGAAGTTAATGGCGAAATTAAAACAATTGCGGCTTCTACCGCAGTAACTATGCCCGGGTCTGCCACGACTGGAACCGATTATGCAATATGGGCAAAGACCGACGGCACTCTTGAAGCAACAAGCAATCACACATCCCCGCCAACAGCCAATGCTCGCAAGGTTGGTGGATTCCATTACGCACCAGGCGGTAATGCCTCCGCGC